ATCCATATTGTTGACTGTGTCAATCATAATAGCAGACCAAGAAAGTTTAACGTATTTATTTTTATTAGGAATATAACCTTCTTCTGCTAATGCTACACAAACATCAACAATGCTTGATACTCTATTTTCAAGAGTATCAAGCATATCTTGTTTCTTTTCGGCATCGTATAACATAAACCTTATGTATTAAATGTCTTATTGTTAATATAAGTAGAATAATTTGCAATCAGAGTAGCAACTCTATTATTTATCTGGCTAATTCTTGTTATTTGGTCATTATTATTATAAACAATTTTAAGTATTTCCTCCGAAAGCTCTTTTATCCATTCTTCTTTTAGTCTTCGATTAACAGGAATATCATTTATATCATAATCGGATAAAGCAGAATAAAGTTTATAATACTCAGTAGAAACTAAAGTCTTAATATTATCAGTGATAAGTTCTTTATTTGCGTCTATGTTATTATGAATTATAATACTCTGTATTTCTTTAACTATAATAGATTCAAGATTACCAAAACCAAGTTCTATAGCTTTTTTACACTTATGAACTTCTTTTCTTTCGTTATCTTTAAAAGTCTTATCTAAAACAGCATTAAGTTTCACTATGTTTTCAGCCATCTCATTGAGTGCTTTACTCATTTCAATAATAGGCTTGTTCTTACTTTTACTTTTAAAATATCCAATAAGTTGAACTATTAAAGTATAAAGTATAAAAACACAACTTGAAATAGCTACTGTATAATAAGAAGAATTACGGACACTTTCATTAACAATATCATTAATTGTTTGAAAGTCGTTCATATATAAAAGTTTAATAAAGCCGCCCCGTAGAAGAATTGTTGATTCGACTACGAGGAGGCATTTAATTCACTTTATTAATTTCCACCGCCAGCATTAGCGGCTGCAGCTACATTAGGCAGAACTGGCTGAGTAAGAATAGTTGTAATGGTAGTTAGTGCAGCAGAAGTCTCTGGAACTGCAATATGAACATACTGCCAAATTCGTTCATCAGTCTGCTTTCCTGCAACACGAGCTGTAGCAAAACGAAGAGTAAAAATAGTATAATGAACATCTTCGACTGTTTCAGGGAATCCAGGATAAATATGTTGACTTTCAAGGTCTGTATTAGTAAAGCCTTTACCAGCAGCACACTGACGAGCCAAATCTTCTACAAAAGCCTTATCACCAACAGTCTTAACTCCCTTAGCAGTTTCAGTAACTGTAGTTCCATAAAGGTCATCAGAAGCAACAAGCTTCCAACCGTCACCAACTTTACCAGTAATTGTAACAGCAGCACCAGAACCACCAACGGTAACATCAATAGAACCAGAATCAACCATAGCTTGGAAACCAGCACGAAGCTTAGTAGCCATGTCAGCAGCAGTCATAGTTCCACCAGTAGGAACATGAACACTCTGAGTCCACTTATTACGCTCACCGTTAATTCCAGTACCAAGCTTAACAAGAACAAGAGTATAATTCTTACCAGCAGCACCAGAAGGAATAGTAATACTAGCTGCATAACCTGTACCAGCAGCATAAGCTGACTTAGTTACCTGCAAAGTATTAATATCAACTTCAGGAATTACAAAAGCTGGCTTATTTGAACCACCACCAAGGGCAATACCAAAATTGGTAGTAGGAGCAGCAGAAAGCCAAGCAGTGTAATCGTTCAGAGCAAAGAAACCAATAGCGCCAGCAGCCATACCACTAAGGTCCTTAGGAGCAGTGGCACCACCATTCAAAGCAGCAGAACTCTTAACAATTAAAATTTGTTTCATAATTATTTAATTTATTTATTGATTATTTCCTTCATTACGATAGTTGTTCCTTACATTCTCACGTTGTTGAGCTTGTTCAGCTTCTTGATTAGCCTGCAAAGAACCACTAACAGCGACACGATATAAATCAACTGCGTGTTTAACAATATCACCGTGCATTGATTCAGGTAAGTCGCAATCAACACTAGTTCCTTCAGAAATATCTTCTACAAACTTAACAACAGCAGGATATTTAACCAAATCTATACGAAGTTTGTTAGGAGTTAATTGAACGGTACTAGTACCAGACTTAACTTCAACTTTAGGAGTAGTACCAGAAGCAAATTTATCAATATACAACTCAATAGTATCATCCTTATAAATACAAGCAATAGGACTTCTAAAGCGATTTTTAAGAACAAAATCATTAAGTGTATCTGCTAAATAAGCACTGTCAATAATTCTAACTGGATACCAAGCAGTAGTAATGGAATCAGAACCTGTCAAAGCAGTATAATTAATACTAATATCAACAAGGAACATATATTTACCAAATACTACATCAGCATTATTTCCAGCACCTGCGTCAATATGAGTATGCTTAATCAGACCTTGTAATCTGTCAGCACTATTATAAGTGAAAGGAGCAGCAGCAGTAGCAGGACTTGCGATAGCAATATTTACTTCTTTAACTTCATACAAGGTTCTGAAAGCATTTATCTGACCAATTTTAGAATTATCTGTAACAACTCTATCATTAGTGATACCGATATTTTCACGAATTAGCTGATTTACAGTATCCATAATAGACTGATTGATAAGAATATCAATCTGTTCTGGAAGGATAGCACGAACATTCTGCATACCCATTTGTTGAGCATACTGACGAAAGTTTATGTGCATATCAGCTATATCCATAATCGTATCTATTTAAAACAGTTTAAGTTTATTTTCATAAGCAGTTTTAACACTAGCATTGTTAGGATTATTGAAATAAGCCACAGCCTCATTCATATTACTACCAATAAATGTACCATCTGCTGTAGAAATTTGTTGGTTATATTCAGACCTAACAAGTTCACCTCGCATAATCAAAACTTCGATAAACGCTTTAGTAATAATAGTCTTATCGTTTACAAGCTTATTGAACTTATCAGGATTCTCATTAACGTAATTAATAAGAATATTCTCTTTTTCATCCTTAGACTTAGCAATAGCTTCTGAAAGAACCATACTCTGAAGTTTAGCGACTTGAACAAACACAGCATTAAACTTATCATTAGTACCACAAAGTTCTACGAAATGCTTCATTGCGTGCTTCTTCTCTTCTACTAACTTCTTCTGACGTTGAGCCTCTTTAGCCTCATCCTTAATATAGAACCTAATAGTAGGGTCTTCGTTAATCAAAGCCATATCTTTAGCAACATCACGATACAAAAGACAATGACGATACATAAGATATTCTTCTAGATTTTCAGGACGACCATAAAGATATTTAGTACCTTCAAGACTATTAAGAGCGTCAATCTTCTTCTTCAAAGCTTCTTTAATAACATTAGGATTAGCCCTATCTACTTTATCATATTCAGCGTTAATCGCGTCTTCTTTCTTAGAAATAACAATATAATCCTTCTTGTGATTGTAAATAAAGCTAGTATTAAGAGTAGCATTCTCATTATTCACGTTCATCTGAATATTTGAAAGATATGCTTTAACTCTAGTAATAAACTCAGGATTAGATGGAGACAAACCAATTAATTGAGGAAAGTAAGCATCAACCTCACCTTTATTAGAAGAAAGAATACGACAAGACGTAACTGAACTACCAATAACTTCATGTCTTTGACCAAGAACTTTCATATTCATCTTACGATAAGCAGAATAGTTCTTAACAAGAGAAATAGTAACAGAACGCTTATCAGTATAAGGAGCTTCTAGTTCCTCATTATTTTCGATTTGAGAAGCAGGAGTTTTAACCTGACCCTCATTACCATTCTCTGAACCTTGAGTAGGATTATTATTTGTATTAACTTTAATATCCATAATTCTTCGAGTTTAATTATTATCAATTAGAGCACACACTTCAACTGCATGAACTTCGTATTGTTGTTCACTTGCAGACCATAACTATTCTTAATATGATACTTAGAGTGGTCAACCTCAGTAGAAAGAGCATTAGCAGGAACTGTACCCCAAGAAGCAGGAATCGGAGTAAGACCCTTCTCAACACCTACAAGATAAATCTGACCCTTCTGACGTACCTTACGAACGTTACGAACACCATTATAAGTACTCATATCAAGCAGGAAAGCTTGGTGAGAACTCATAGGCTTACCAGTACGAGGATGAATATTACCATTCAAACGGTCGTTTTCTGCAACAGTACCTTTATCACACCAAGGCAGATGCTGAAGAGTAATAATATGATTGTCAGGAGTTTTATAACGACGGAAATACTTACCATAAGAAAGACCACCTTGGAAGTCCTCAATCATCTTATCACCAAGAGGAGTAGCAAAACCTTCACCCTTA